ACATCTGCTTCGTTGAGTCTCATATGCATAACAATATCTAATACTAATTATAAGTATTTCTTCTTAGAAGACAACCGTATGTTAGGTTAAGCAGACACTGCGTTATTACTTAGATCATACCTTTGATAGGCAGCAGGTGTACGTGTGCTATTATCTACAGTCCTGGCTTGAAAAGTACCTGGTGTTCTTGTAGAATTATTAACAGATCTTGCTTGAAAATCTGCATTCCAATTCTTAAATGTTTTAGTACTCCATCCTTCATTACCTGAGAACCAGTTAACTGTGCTGCTACCTGGTTGAGAACCTACTGGATTACAATCAACATCATTCCTTTGGTAAGACATTTATTTTTAATCAACTTCTATTATATCTAGTTTTTTAACTAAGTTCATAGCAGCAACAGTTCTAGAACTTGTAGTATGTGGAACTCTATGCTTTAAAAATCCTGGCCATATAACCATCAAACCGTTTTCTGGTTGAACTGTTAACTCATCTTCAAATACAATAGGTGCTGAATTTTCATCAACATCAATATAATAAGTCACTGCCCAATCATTAGGGTAGTGATGATGGTTCCTAGCATAATTACCTTCATCAAATTGTGCTACCCAAAATGCAGAAGGTAAATATTTTTCATCCAATTTTTCATCTTGTTGAAAGTAACTTCTACTAACAACTGTTGCTAACTCACATGCTTGATCTATCAAAAAATTAAATCTATCTTCATTGATATGAGTATCATAAGAACTTCTCCATGCTCTCAAATTAGTATGGGTTTCTTTTTCTGGATACTTATCTCTATATTCTTTAACCAGATCTAGTAAATGTTTATTGAGATTTTCGTGGTCATCTACTATCACTTTGAAAACAGGAAGACTCCTGTTAACAGACATCATATTAATTTTAGGCATTTACCGTTTACCACCATTCATTTGTTTTAACATTTTTTGTAGTTCTGATGTGCTACCTACAAACATAGCATTATTAGTAACCTTACTTGGACCTTTCTTCTCTTCATCTAGATCCTTAACTTTCTTCTGCAAATCCATAAGCTTATCAGTCATGTCTGCTACCTGCTTCATGGCGTTTGTAGCGACCTCATATGCTCTTGGATGCCCTGACTCCTGTGCGACCTCTAACGCCCCCTGAACCGCTTCCTGACCCTGATCTATGAGTCTATATAATTCCCCACGGGTATACTCATAGTCCTTATCCTTGTCTTCGGAAACATCTCTGATTTGATCCTTGCGTTTAGCACAACCACCTTCAGGTGTTGTGGATACTTCAACATCGAAGATCTCTTCCATGTTCTTTTCAAATATTTCGTCACTCATAATATTGTAAACCCACTATTGAATCCGAAATCATCATCAGGTGTTACTAGTATATCATCATTAGCATCAACCTGTCCATCTAGATTCTTATCAACCTTTGCTTTAGGTGTGTATTCTAACTTTGCAGCACGTCTTCCGACTGCCTTAGTACCAAGAGTCTCGTATACAGTTGCCTTACGAATAATATCAGACTTGTTGTAAGGACCATATAGGTAAGACTTAGCACTGAATGATAATGTATAAACTACTAACCTACGTTCTAAGAAGCTATCATCCCACTCATCCTCCATGTTAATACCATCGAGAGTAATAGCAACGTCTCTCTTCTCACTCATATCAGGAATCATATTGATTGTGATATTAAATGTTGGTTGGAAGAATGGTAATATCTGTTCTAGTATTTGAAGTCCTGTGTCTTGATCCTTTGCTAATATACCAAGTTCAAAGTTAATTGTATATGGTACAGGCACATACTGAACTCTTACTTCATTAGCATTCTCTGCAACAACTGTCTTGTACTTTTGTATAGGACTAGTTTTTCTTGCTTGATCATATTGTATCCCAGTCATCTCGAAATACATTCGAGGCATGGTAATAGCAACCTTCTGGGTAGAAGGGTTCTCAAATAAACGATAAAGAAACTTTTGCTTCGGACCATAAGCCAAAGCAACCTTCTCTGCTTCGATTACTTCTCCTGCGTTTTTCTTCTTTATCTCTAAGTTATTAAAAAGAGTACCGAAACCAATAACTGTTCTTCGTATTGTTTCGTTATAAAAATGTGTTCCTAACATTAGAAGCTACCTGTAAAATTACCATATTCTCCAAACGGATTTGTCTCACCCCAGTCAAGGATATCATCCCCTCCTGTCTCAAGCTGTTTATTCTGGTCGTAGTCAGAATTAGGATTATCTAGAGTTGTAAAGGATCCTAAAGTATATAGGGCATTAGAATCTACCCCTCTAATTAGGTCACCATCTAAGAAGTCACCTGTCTTATTCATCATATTTAAGGTTAGTGTTGAACCATTCCAACCAGAAACTTCACCTATAGTATTAGTAGAAAGATCAAACAACTGTGCTCTAGTACCACTAGTTGTTGTAGCCTCGTATGCATTAATAACATATCTTGCATTAGCAGCATCATAGTAGAACTCACCCTTAGTTGTTGTTGGAGTCTCACCAGTATATGTGTAACGATACTTCAACCTAAGATCTTCAAACTTCCAGAAGAAATATTTAACTAGAGTTGTTGTAGCAAAGTTTGGATCAAAACTAGCAGCATGTTCTACAAATATTTGACCATCTCCTTGTGCTGCCCATATCCTATCACCACCTTGATTCTGGAAGTTACCACCAACAATATATTCCTGTGCTTGGAAATCAACAGATAGTTCTGGAGGTGCAACTGTTATTGTAGGTGGACTAGTATATCCACTACCAGAATTAACTATAGTAAAGGCATTAACAGAACCATTTAATACTGTACATGTAGCAGTAGCAGGTACATCTCCTCCAGCAACATTAGGTGGATCTGATATTGTAATCAAAGGTGCAGACTTATATCCACTACCACCAGCAGTGATGGCCATATTATCTAAAGTACCACCAACTATAGAACCAGTCATAGTTGCTGTAACTCTTGGTGCAGACAACTCCAGAGATGTAACAAATGTTTGCTGTACTTCGATAGCATCGATTTCTTTGATACCAGTATCAAACTCATCGGAACCCTGCTCGTAGATCTCAGCAGTAATCTCAAAGTAGTATAGACTTCCTAACTGATAGAAAGGTAACTCTCTTTCTACGAATTTGATTTCATATGCGTTACCAGTTAAAGGATAATATATCAAGTCTCCTTCATTAGGTCTCTGCTCAATAGTAAGACCCAGTGATGGAACCAATGACTGTTGCCATCTCCTTCTAGAAAGAACAAACTTAATTTCATCAGTAATCCTTACACCAAACTGACTGATAAATTCTGAAGGTGATCCAAATCCCTCAACATTGATGAATAACATCTCAATCATGTATGCTTGGTTATACTCTGAATGTATTACCTCACCAAGAGTCTTATCCCTAAGCATTGTCCTAGGAATGTAATACACATCAGTACCATACAACTTGATCTGTTCATCAACCAAGTCCTGTACAAGATTCTGTTCGGTGAGAGCACCACCGTGTTGGGGAAAATATACCTTCTTCATCCTATCATATCCATAGGTGGTAACTCATATGTGCTGCTAGAATCAGCCATCATTTGATCTATCTCTTGCTGACCTTCTCTGTACATCTTCTCACCATTAAGCATTACTCCACCAGGAAGTTGTACTCCTTGGAACTTGATTAAGTTCTGACCCCACTGCCTCTTGATAAGTGCAGTAGCATACTTCTTAAGGAAGAAGTCATCCCAAACTTGTGAGTATGATGATGGATCTAATGCCCTGTGGCAATCTATAAGAAGGAACTGATCCTTAACAACTCTGTTTACATCAATATCAATATACAGTCTATCTGCTCTGGTATTAAATCTATACTCCACCAAAGCTCCTGTATTGATAATCATATCAATAGTCTCGAAGTGTTGCTTAACCATGTAATAGTTAACCAAGTCAACACCACCAAAAGCAAGACCTGTTCCTGAAGTATAGGAAAACAAGTCCATCAAATAATACTGGTTGTTTAGTCCAAACAAACTGTTACGAACAAAGTTTGAACTAATACCATAAACCTTAGAGATACCAAAGATGTGTTCTGGTATCTCTAGAAAGTTCTTTCTATTTTCCCACCCTGCTGCATCAGGTGCAGTAGTTGATTGTACTTCGTTCTCTGTCTGAAACCTAGTTACGTCATCTTCTGTAAACTTATGCTTTAAATACATCCTCTCGGATCCATCATAATGTCTCTCACGAAAATACTGAAGAGCATCATCGATCCGATCATCAATCTGATCATCATCTACGTTTATTTCTAGGACTGGAGCACCTAACTGTCGCAAACAGTATTCTTTAAACTCAGCCTTCGTGCTAGGAGCAGCCATACGAATACCAATAGTTTCCTAATGGTATTTAGCCATCTGCTTCTGTTAGTTCCTCAAGGAACCAATGTCTTGCTGCAGAAATAGTATCAAAAAACCTTATGTGCTTTGGTTGATCTTCTGTTCCACCAAACTCACAACGCCATCCAATACCACCACCTGGTCCTTCTGGTATTTTATCTTGTAGTAACTGGTTATCTGATAACTGACTTAATTGATATGCATCCTCTTCGTCATCTGCACAAAGAACTGCATCTATAACAATGTGATATTTGAATGGATCAAATTTCTTTTCTATCTCTTGAACAATTTCATATAAAGGTAACTCATCCAATGATTTACCCAAACCCTCACGGCTATGTACAGGCACTACAGTACCACCATCACCACCACCAACATGGAACCTCTCCTCTGGAGTCATTGATCGGGCTTCCGTATTATCAGTCATTTTCTAACTCAATAAATAATTCTAGTATAACATTATTTATCCACTTGACAGGATTCGGTTTATACTGTACAATTATAACACATAGAGAAAAGTATAATGAGTGTCCAAGCTATCATATTAGAAACAGGTGAAACCGTAATTGCTGATGTTACTGAAGCAATTGATAAAGCAGAGAATAAATCTCTAGGTTACAAACTATTAAATCCATTTGTAATCAATCTTGTATACGATAAGCCTGTCGAATCCGCAGAAGGATTAAGAGAAAACTCTGTTGCAAATGATGCTAGAGTTGACTTTACACCTTGGTGTCCATTATCAAATGGAAGAGAATTTCATGTAGAACGTGACTTCTGTAGAGTTATATACGATCCACATGGTAATGTTGAAGAATTGTACATCAATACTGTTTCACATTGGAATGAGTATAATTTAGATGATGTAACTGTAGACTCAGCATTAACAGTAGGATCTCCAGGAGCAGGTGAAGGTGCGTTTGATCCAGAACCACAAGATCCAGGTCAGGTAACTAAGATGACTGGACACCCTACAGATCCAAATGCACCTCAAGCACCAATGCAAACACCTCCTACTAATACCAATAATTAAATTATGACTAGTACCTTTGAAGTTGCATCCAAGTTTAAGGATGTTATTAATGAAATTAATTGGGAAAAGATAACATCTCCAGTCATGGAGACTGATGATCAAATTAATGATTATGGTGACTATGCTGTAGTAGATAACTTTTTACAATTTCCTGATGAATTTGTAGAAGCTTTATCAAAATGTCCTGCAGACTTTTTGGATATTGTTGCAAAACAAACTCATGCAGAAATAGGTAAGTTCCCATATGGTGCTAAAGATCCAGGAGTCCATCAACTATTAGTACCACACTATTTGGTTCCTATGTTGTTTGGTTTCTATAAAGCTTGTATTGATTGTGAATTTATACCTGCTGATTTGAATACTAACTTGGAAGGTGAAGGAATGAAAAGATTCCTTAACAACTTACCAGGTTACTGTTCAACTGTAGCAAATTTGATGTATCCTGGCTGCGTTAATAGTGTAGGTCAGAATGTCCCTACGTTTGACCGTTGGGATTATAGTGCTGTATTATTTTTAAATGATGCTCCTGATAGTACATTTAATCTATATGATTTAGAATGGGAAGGTAAGTACTATGCTAATGCTGAAGATCTAATGGAAGAGAAAGGAGAAGTATTAGAACAGATTGCAGGATGGTTAAATGATAATGCTACAGCGAAAGAAGAATCGGAAGAATATAAAAGATACACTGAAGGTAAACCAGGTGATCATTTCATTCAAACAAGATCAGTTGAAGTTGTAAAAAATCGTCTCGTTATTCTAAAGGGCAATCAATTTAGATTGACTAATTATAGTGGTAATGGAGAATTATATCAACTACAAATTGGTATGAATGATATACCAAAACCAAAAGAAATGGATGGTAATGAGTTCAGAAATGATGAAGTATACTCCTGAAGAGGCACAACCACATTCCAAAGGACCTAGGACTGGTAAACATTATATACCACCAGTACATATAGATGACATCCCATCATTCTCATTTAAAGAATTGTTGGAGATGTCTAGGTTCAATCCAATGGATCAAATGGATATCCATGTCGATGAAAGATATGGAACAAAGTTCATGTATATTGGTAATCTGTTGGAGAATCCATTAGACTTAAGAAATCTAATGATGAAGTTTCCAGCAGAAAGGAAGCAAGATAGTGCTCTAGAAGCAGATGACCTAAACGGTGGTAAGTCGTTTAGTGGTAGTAAAGCACCTGGAATGCAGCAACCAATTGAAAGACAACTCATGCCAGCATTTGGTAATGAGTTGTTTTTTCTTGCTAAAAGATTAAACTTCTTAAAATTTAAAAGAGAAGCAGTTACGTGGAAATATTTCACTAATTGTTTCTATCCTAAGATGCAATCTTTCAACAAAAATTACCTACCACATATGGATCCTTTTTCATATGCTGCTAATGTATTTCTAACAGAATCTGAAGACTCAGGTACAACATTCTTTAGAGTGCATTGTCCTATTGATGATAAATGGTACTACAATATGAATGATTTTATGGCTCCTTCAGCTACAAAATCTGGAGCAAGGAGATGGTATGTAGATCAGGTAAAAGAGAGATATGGATACAATGAGAAAGGAGATCCAAAGCAACCTATAGTACAACCTATAGAATCTGGGATAGAAGACTGGGTATATTACCAAGGAGATGATTTCTACGATGGATACCTTCATCTACCAGCAAGATTCAATACTATGTCTTTCTATCGTGGTAGCAGATGGCACAGTGCAACCTTTGATGCAGCAAATGCTAAGACAACAAGATACTCACTAGTTGGTGTTATAGAATGAGAAAACTAAGGTGGGATGCTTCTGAAATAAAAACCTACCAAGAGTTCTTTAGTAAAGAAGATTTCGTACAAATAAACAATTATACCAGAAGACCTCAATGGGGTTATGGTAATATATCAAATCCAGGTGAACCATCAGCACCTTTCTTTACAATGCCTTTAATGAAAGACGAGTTCTTTACAGGGCATTGTATGGATGTGATTCAGAATAAACTGAATCAAAAATTTAAACTAAATGATGTCTACTGTAATGGACATATATTTGGAACACAAGGAAGTCCTCATCAAGACAGTGGTCGAGACGAGGACTTTACTTTACTATTATATTCTAACTTAGTAGGAAAAGACATAAAAAAATGGAAGCCGCAATGGGGTGGTAAAACTGTCTTCTTTCTAACGAAAGATGAATTGACTTATGTTTTACCAAACCCAAATACTGCTACCATTTTTCCAGCGAATATATTTCATTACGCTGAATCAACCACTAGACATTTTGAGGGGTTAAGGTTATCCTTAGCTTGGAAACTATCTAAAGAGTAGGAAAGTCGTAGGTCTCCTGATACTTAGCATCAGCGTACTTATTCCACAGATCGGTTAATTCGATCAATTTATTTTTATCCCATTGAGGTTGTCCTGGACGACTTTTTCCAAGTCCTCCATCATCTCTTCTTAGAGCCTGATAGATAGCGAATGCTCTCTTATAGGTTTCTAAGTTTGCTTTTGATGTGTCTTCATCACCATCGACTTCCCAGTCCCACACCACAAGCTTGAGTTTTTCCTCAAGCTCTGCTATGGTGTGAGATTTTTCGAGAAGGACTATTCCTCCGTCATATGTTGCCATTGTTTGTGTTCTCCTTTAATTTGTGTAGTGGATAATTTATGCCTGTGACTCCTGCCATGTAATTCTAGCAGAGATCTGATATGGGTTATTAAGTGTAACTGAACCAGCGTCAACCACGTTGGCGACAACTGATAGAAGGTCAGGTCCATTTGGATAGATACCATCACCACCTAATATTGAGTTACCCAATGCACTAATCTTCGTTAGGTCGAAGGTAGTAGAGTTAGTTTCACCAGATCCAGCACCAGATGCTCTGAAGGATAGAATTGATGATCCACCAGATACAACTTCACCAGATTCGTGTTTAACCAACTGACATAGAGATGGTTCGGTCACATTCTGGAATGTGTCTACACTTAAGTTCGGGTTAAGTATCAAACTGATCTCAGTTTCGTGAGTCGTTAGAATACCAACAGAGTCAAGTGCAAGTTGCATTCGGTTGATAATCTCTCTTTCTCCCAACGCACCAGTAATAGATGAGTCTACTGAAGGTGCTAGTCGGATTGATACAAGAGGAATATCAG